ACGCCATAGATTTCGCCATTTAAGACAGATTGTTCGAGGACGTTTTGCTGCTCGGAATCGCTCCACCAGAACTCGGTAGTCTTGAGAAGCGTGTCGAACACGTCTTCCTTCGCCGGGTCGTCGTCCATCTCGCCGACCTGGATCACGTCGAACGTGGGGTTGTTGTCGGTCAGCATATTGACCGTTCTGACCCTGTGGCTATGCAGCAGGTTCGCCGTCACCAGCGGCGCCTTCTTGGACGAATTGCGCCAATGCCGGTTCTTACTCAGCTCGTAGTTCCTCATCCACTTCGCCGGCAGGCCCATGTCGTTCTTGTGCTGCAGGATCTCGGCCAGGATCTCGAAAATGCGGTAGCCGACTCTCGGATGCCCCTCGGGCGGCACCAGCTCGTTGCCGGTGTACTCCTCTGCGGTAGCCATCAGACCTTAAATCCTTCCTGGGGGGGCAGGTTGGGGCATGGATAGTGATATTTCGCCATGCGGCCGGCGCTACGGAACTGCTTGCCGCAGGTCGGACAGATCACGGGCGGGCTCTTGTAATTGCCCGTCGGCTCCTGGTCTTCGATAGGGCCAACAGTAGTGGTTGTGATCGTAACCCCTAAATCTGGGAAAGCCGTTTCTTTGGTTGTTACTGTAATCGGTTGCTCTTGTGGCGGCTGCTCGGGGGGGTCTTGCTGTGGTAACGCTTCCGGTTCTACCTCTTGTTGCTGACGTGGGGATAATAGCAGCTTTTCGATTTCTCCGCTATCCCCGAGCGTCAACACGAACCACTGTTCACCTTCCGGCACCCTCTCGCCGGTCGAAATGATGTAGTCGCCGGCCTCGGTCTGCATGTGGTTGAAGAAAGGCCGCCGCCGGCAGCGTGGGCAAGCGGCGGCCTCCCAACGGTCCAAGACCGGGGGGAACGGATCTGGGACCGACCTCTCGGGGTAGAGGCTTTTAAATAACTGGAGATCAATAGGCAAATTGAGCTCGGCGGGGTTGAACTTGGCTATGGGTTCCTTGCAGATTTCGCAAATCAGGGTCTTCATGTTATCTCCTTGCTATCAGGGTTGAAACCGGGCCCTTGTCCTCGCCAAACGCAGCATCGTTGAACACATCGCCGGTTTCGGGGTCTGGGATCGGCTTCCTGTTTAGCTCTGGCGGCAGCCCGGGCTTCACGTTCTCGGGACTACGAAAGGGCCTCTCGGCGCTGTTACGCCCCGCCCAATAGCCTGTAGCCATAAGTAGGGCGGCCAAGATTGCGCCGGCCAGCATCGCAGCGACAACGACAAGAGCCTCCTGCATAACCCTACCTATCCCCCTCGTCAGGCTTTCCGGTGGCTCGGCGCATGGTCGAGAATCCCTCTCGTAGTTGGAACTCGATTACATCCCTGATTGCCTGCATGGCGTTCTCCGATACCCAGTTCGGCCTGGCCATAACAACATGATGGATTTCACGCAGCAGGTTAGAAAACCATCGTTTCCACAAGTGGTTGTTGTCCATCATGACCATAGGGGCACGGTGTTTTCCTTCCTCGTCGATTTTGTCGAGCGTAGCCTCGAAACTCTCCAACAAGACACGGCACTGAGCTACTAGCTGTTTGATCTCTAACTCCCTCGCTTCGTCCATTTACCTGGTTCCTTTCCTGTTTTTGGCGCTTGTATCGTTCTCGCGCATGAGCCCGGCGGCCATCACGGCGCCAACGACGAGCGCCCCGACCACTACGATTGCATCGTACATATCTCGTTCTCCAACTTCTGTATGGTTTGGTTGAATTTCTTCGCACGGTAAGCCTCGCGCCGCCGCTCCTTCGCCGCAGCCTGGGCCTTCTTTCCGGCTCTATATCTTGCTGTTTGCTCCCGCGCCTCTTTGAGCCTTAACTGGTATTTTTCCTCTGGCGTCAGCTTAGCCAGCATCGCAAGCCGCACCTGCCGCTCACGGTATTTCGGATCTGCAAGCCTGATAGTCTCCTTCTTTTGGATCCGCTCGTTCACCCGGCGGCGCACCTCCTTCAGTTTGGCGATCTTGTTGCCCACCAGCATCCCGCGCCGTATGGAGTGGCAGTCGAACCCCAGCACCTCGCAGCACCACGGAAACGTCCATGGGACCAAGGGCTGCACCGGACGCTCGGATATCCAATTTGCGGCCTGCTCGGCATGCGCGGTCCTTCGGATCGACTCCTTTAGTCGGTTTGATGGGACAATTCCCTCATCAATATCGAGGAGGGCCTGCTCGACCACCGCGGCGACCAGCTCGTAACTGTGATGCCGCCGGCACTTGTCAAATTGTGCGCTGCAAGTCTCCGTCTGAGCGATCATCGTCGTCCTCTCCGCTGTTCTCCCAGTTATCTCGTCCCGACTCCAAACGTCTGAGCTCCTGTCGCTGCTCCATTGTCGCCACTTCATCATAGCCCCCCCTGTTGCCCTGGATCAGGCGCACGATCCGCTTGTCGGTAGCCGATAGCCTCGGCTTGTCGGCGGCGAGAGCCAGGGGGCGGGCCATGCAGATATGGCAGCTCTCGTCAAAGACGTGATCTTCCCCGTCGGTGTCGATCTCCTCGATGTTGTGCTCGTCCTGCACAAGCCCTGAAATGGTGCGAAAGAAGTGGTCGCAGCTATTGTAAGCCATGAGCATCGGCCTCATCGGCTTGCCTTCATGGTCGTTGCAGCGCAGCCGCTCGTGGAACTGCCTGATCTTGAGCTGCCTCGAGGGGTCGCCGACACGCCAGTTAAAGGCCCAACGCTCATCGCGGCCGACCTTGGCGAATGTCTCTGCCGTGCTCGGTCCTTGGCCGCCGCCTTTGTAGTCGGGTTTCTTCTGGAAGCAATCAGGACCGCATAACCTCTGGATCCATGCAGGGTCGACCCAATCGGGCATGATCCGGCGCTCGAGGGTGATCGCCTTGGTCGCAAGCTCCTCGTCCGATAGCCTCAAGCCTTGGTTCGGCTGTCCGTTCCAGCCGTACCACTCCGCGAACCGATAGATCCGACCGTCGCCATCCACCCACCACCAACCGAAGCTAAACGGAGCCCCAAAGCCCCAATCTAACGTGGAATATATATGCGCTCCTTTCGGGATCGGCATGGGCTCGCAGCTATGGGCCGCCTTGTTGAGCTCGGGGAAAGCCTGCCCTACGAACACGTCCCAATCGCCATAACGGAACGCCTTCCGCAGGTTCGGCGCCAGGGTTTCGAGCATGGCCCAGTAGGAAGGATCAAGGTGCGGGTTGTCGTCGGCCAGGCTCGGCACATAGGCGAATTGGTTGCGGTAGTCGATCGGCTCTTTCCATTCGGGCGGGAATAGCTTGTCCATCCAGAATTGTTTCACCCAGGCATGGCCAATCGACCCGGGGTTTGTGCCGGCAACGAACTGGCACTCGATATCCGGCAAGCCCTTCCACCTTGCCCGGGTGCGAACATGGTCGAATATCTCGTAGGGGTTTTTGGTCAGCTCATCGATCAGGGTGAAACAGAACTCGGCCGAAGCGTACTTGGAGGGATCATCGAGGTTTCTAAAGCAAAGGATTCCACCGCCCCAGTTTGGGTGTAGTATCAGGCACCGGCCATGCTCCTTGTGGTCCTGGTGCATCTTGCCGATCCAGGTCGGCACTTCGCGGGCGATCTTCGATAACTGTCTGTCCTTCAGGCTGGGGTAATCCTCGCAGGCCAGCATGCCTACGGGCTGCTTGATGCCCCAGGCCCGGGCCAGGATGTAGAGGCGCCGGATGCCCCACCACCGCAGGAAGTAGCTCTTGCCGCCGCCGAGGGCGCCGCCATACAGCAAGAACTTAACGAGCCCGCTATCGAGCAGTTTCACCGCTTCCATCTGCCGCGGGGTGAACTTGGCGATCTCGGTGTCGAAGTCGGGCCCGGTGCCGCTTACTGGTTCGCGGAGAAGCATCAGGCAAACGCCTTTAAATTGCTTTGGGGGATAAGCCAGGGGTCGCCGGTGCCCGGGACTGAGCGCCCAACACCCTCCGCTTTCAGCATCATGGCTTTCCCCGCAGGCAGGATGCCGACAGGACGAAAACAAAAATCGTCTAAACACCGTTCCATAAGCAAGTATGGGATGTTAGGCTTATCCCGCGACAGCCTGACGACCAACCCGTAGCCCCTTTCCGAACCCAGCCGGATAGAAAACCCGCCTATATCCGCTTTCCCGAACCCATTGGGATCTCGCCGCCAGTCTGCCATTCCAAACCAAACAGCAGCGGCTCGCTCCGCTCGGTAGGCTAAAATTCTGAATCTAAGCCGAGCGTCCAGACCTCCTCCAGGTTGATAACCGGTACAATGCCACCCTTTTTGGGTCGCTCGGTTATGATCGCGCATAGCTTCATTATCATCGCCAGCGACCTCGGATGCGCTAAGTTTAATAATCATGCTACCCTCCCAGCAGCCACGCCAGGCCGGCCCAGAACATCGTCAGCACCGCCCCGATGCTCACGCCGACGATCAGCACGAAAACGCCTCCGGCTCTTTCATCCTCGATCACCACCGGCACCTTGTCGGTCTTGCGCCTCGACCATTGGCGCCCGGCCCGGCGCTCAGTCGTCCCGTCCCATTTGCGAGTTGCTTCCATTTCAGCCCCCTCCTGCCGCCGCAGAGGCGAATAACCCTCGTTGTGCAGTCCTGCCCTTGGCCATTTCGACGTATTTTGGATTGAGCTCGATCAGAATAGCGTTACGCCCGTTGTTCTCGGCCACCATGCCCACCGTACCGCTGCCGCCGAATGGGTCAAGCACCGTGCCTGGTCTGCTGTTAAATTCGATACATGGATCGCCACATTTACAGGAAGGACGAAAGCCTATGGTAATGGTCGTACCTGTCAATTTTCCGTTACTACTGCCAAGTGTGCTTTTCTTCGTGCCTCCTGTGATTGCTCCACCAGACGCATCAACTATTCTTTCTCCGTATTTACTTCCGTCGTAGCCTCTATCCTGGCGCTCTACCAACCGCACCCACGGCGCACCACACTTACCGCATACCTTGGCAGGGCAACCGGCCAGGATGCAGGGTTCAATCAGCTTCGGCGGGAACGTGGCGAAGTGGGCGCCGGGGAATGGTTGAGTTGTTACTGACCAGACGGAACGGCGGTTGCGGCCTGCGTCATTCGGCGGGCGTACCTTGGTCCGCGGCGGTTTATCAAGCAAATGCTCGTTCCCTGGCTTGTGCTTGCCGTTTGTGTCGCAAGTGTCTTGAAGCGCATAACGATAGCGGTCTAAGCTGCTTTCATTGTACGGTTCACGAACCGAATCGTTATCGTAAAAATATCGCTGGCTCTTGCTCATCAAAAAGATATATTCATGCGCCTTGGTGCAGCGGTCGGTGACGGACTCGGGCATGGGGTTGGGCTTGTGCCAGATAATATCTTGGCGCAAGTACCAGCCATCGGCGCGGAGGGCGAAGGCCACCATCCAGGGTATGCCTACGAGGTCTTTTGGCTTTAGGCCGTCCAGTTTAAAACTGGAAGGTGGGCGTTCCCTTCGCTCATCCCAACCACCGCGATTGAAGTATTCACAATTCTTTTCCCGCTGCTCGCTTGGTGTACCGTCAAGCTCTGGCCGACGACCTGAGTTGCCCCAAGAGCCGCAATAGCTATCCCCCAAATTCAGCCAAAGCGTACCATCATCCCGCAGCACCCGCCGCACCCGCCGCACTTCGCGGAAAACCTCAACCATCTTGGAAACGTATTCCTCGGGGGTGCGCTCAAGGCCGAGTTGACCTTCAACACCGTAATCCCTCAATCCCCAATACGGCGGGCTTGTTACGCAGCAGTTGACAGACTCGGCCGGCAGGGTCTTTAGGACCGACAGGCAGTCGCCTTGGATAACCTGGACGCTCATCTCTGGAACTCCATCAGCTCCCGGTCGATCGCTGCCATGACCGCGCCGCGGTCGATCTTGCCCCAGTTGCTCCGGCCCAGGCATGCGACCTGATAGCGCCGAAGCATCTGCTCCCGGCCGGCTGTCGCCACCGCTTTGCTCTGGCTCCACTTGCCCATACCCAGAAACTTCACGAACCGGACCTCGTGTGCTGTGTCCGAAATGCTACTCTCCTGCGCCTGTTGGTCTGCCATCAAGAAGCCCTCCCTGGTCGATCTTCTGCAGCGTTAGATCCGACCGGTAATAGGTTATCGATATCGAAGGCGGCGCGTTGGGGTCCGCCGGCTGATCGTCCAAGCCGCGAGACTTGCGTTCGATATCCACCGAATAGCCCGAAGCTCGAGCTATATTGTCGTGCGCTTTGGCCAATACCTCCAGCCGCTTCGTATAGCTCTCCTGCATCCGCAGGGCTTCGGACAGCTTCATACCCTCCGGCATTTCCATCTCCAGTAGCGCCGAAACCTTTTTGATCTCGCGTCCTATAATGTCTGCAATTAACTGGGAATTGTGCGTTAAAACCTTACCGAGGGATTGGTGTTTTAAGACAACATCTTTGCCCTCCTCGATCGCGTTTTTAACGATATTTGCGGCCCTTCTGCGGAGCAAACTGGGGGCTGCGGACCATTTTGCGGAATGGCTGCGGATCACGGCTTCTTTGATCCCGGTAGCCACCTGAGTAGCTAAGTCTTTAGCCCAGCCTTCAGCTTTAGCTCTGACACGGATAGCTTTTTCGCTGATACCGTACCTGCGGGCTATCTCCCTGGTAGATGCCTGGTCGGTACGATAGATCGATTTAATGGCTTCCCAATCTATGTCTGGCTTCTTAGCTCCCATTAACTGCCGTCCTTTTTGTGCCAGCTAATTTTTATCCCGGGGCAGCTATCCAGCCGGTAATCGCTGAGCCAAGAATACTTTCCCAAAGCTCGGCAACTTGGGCACCACATACCATCGCCTTTGTTTTTTGATTCTGCGACCGACCCACCACCGATCGAACACGGCCTGTGGGCTTCTCTCAAGCCCGGGCCTTTCCCTGCAGGCCAACTATGCCAATCGAGTTTTACCGCGTAGCCCATCAGCTCCTCGGTAGCTCCAAATAGCTCTCTATCTCGTTAATAGCTTCGTCGGCACCCCAACACACGACAGCTCGAAAGCCCTGCTCGCGTAGCCGATCCAGCCACCAAACCTGTCTTGGGGTGATTTTCCCGTTGCCGATTCGTTTCAGCTCGATTCTCAACCCCCCGTAAAACTCTCTGGGGGGCCCCAGGCCGGTCGATCTCCTGCAGTCCAAGGAAAGATCCGGATACCCGTCCTTGAGCCCGGCACGTTTCGCCTTGACCGCCGCGCCGATCGAAATTCGAACTCCGTTGAGCGACCCAATCAGCATTTCGAGCTCGGGGTAGGTGGTTTTGGCTGCCATAGCTGCCCACTCGAACACCGCTACCTGCTCCTCATACTCGGAGCGGGTCGGGTAGAAGACCTCGAGGAGCGTTTTACTCTGCCGGCTGCTGGCCATTGGCAGTTTTCTCCCGGTGGAAGATCGAATTGGCATCTACGCTTGAGCTATGAACGTCCAGGGTGATGTTCTTGGGGTTGTTGGCAGGCTTGGGGGGAACGCTAACGGGCTTGCTGACCGGTTCGACAGCTCCCCCGGGCCGGAGGATACCCTCGGGCACCTTGATCCCGTAGAACTCGGCCGAGAACTGCATTTTGCCGGCGTTGAGGTAGTTGACTTTGAAATAAAAGGGCCCGATAGGGAAGGCGAGCCCGACAACTGGCGGCAGTAGCCTCGCCTTGAGTTTGT